ATCTAAGACCGACTAGCGATTCTGACATCTCAAGCGTGTAATGAATTACATTCTTGCGCTCACGCATAGCGTTTGCGCCAAGCATAGTTAGAAAATGAGATTTACCAACACCAGTAGCTGCACACACCACACCAAGCTCACCTCGCCCAAGACCACCATTTAAAACTCCCTTCATATCAATCTTAGCAAGACCAGTCGGTACAGGGTTTCTATTTCGCTGCACAAAGCGAGCTTCTGGTTCATTTAAAAAATCGTGTCCAACAGTTGATGAAGCACCTGCAGCAACAGCTTTTTTAACAATATCAGCAACTGATTCATATGAATCTGAAGCCATCAGCTCAATCGATTGTTCAATAGCAACTTTTAAAGCTTGCTTCTTACAAAAATCCAGTGATTTCTCTTTAACGTACGGTAAATCACCGAGCTCATCATCAGATCTGATCTTAGTTAAGAACTCTATGATTTGAGTTTGAAGTGCTTCATCTGATGAATGCTTTAACTCATCTTTAATGATTGTAACAAGTATTTGAAACGTTGGAAACGTTCTGTATTTCTTAGCGTAATCAAAGCACAGTTGCGTCAGAAACGCAAGATATTTCAAATCAAAATATGATGGCTGTAAAACTTCAGCTATTTGTTCAGCCCACTTGTGATCAAGCAATATTGCTTGAACAATTCTTTCTTGAAAGATTTTACCGTATTTAGATAGTGAATCTTGCATCACAGTATTTTGCATCCAGCATACCTTGAAAAAGCAATGATAAGATCATCAATATTAATGCTTGATGTTCCTTCTTGCAAGAATAAAGCATTTAAATCTACGACATTAATGCTGCTTCGTGGCACTTGAAGTGATGTTACAACTTGATTGATTTGCGCTGCTGGAAAACTTGTAACATCTAATTTTACAAGATCCCAATTCATTCTAATTGTTGCTTGTGCATCACAGATCTTTGCTGATGCGTGACATTCATCTCTGTGTGACATTGCATACGAGATAACATCATCGATGATGACGCCGCGCTGACGAAGGATTAAAATTTTCTTTGCGAGCGTTTTAAACCCAATTCTAGATACGCCTTTGATATTATCGCTTGCATCGCCGCAGATCGCTTTTGCAATGCCAAAATTTTCAGCTAAGATACCATATTCATCATATATATCTTTGCTTGTTAAGATTCTTTTTTTGTGAAATGAATACTGTTGAACTCTATCAGACAGCAATTGATGCATATCTTTATCTGAAGATGCAATTAGCACTTTATGCTGGCGCAGCGGGCCGCAAACAAGATAAGCAATCAAATCATCTCCTTCAGCGTTTTCAGCATATAGCTGCCAAACTGGCAAGCACTTCAATGCTTTAACCAGCGCTATGTTTTGATGAACTCGATTTTCATCAGAATCTGGTATATCATCTGCGTAAAATCTGTTCAGTTTCTCTGGTCGCCGGTTCATCTTGTAATCGGCATATATGCTTCTACGACGCTGAGAACCACCGCCTTCCCACACAATCACAACAGCTGCTGGAGCGTGTTCGTGCACAAGCTTTGTTAAAGTTTTAATAAACCCTACAAATCCTCCCAATTGATATCCGTGTGAACTAACAGACGGATATGCGCAATACGCTCTGACAAATGCGTTACTACCGTCAACAAGCAATATCGGTTTATCAGAAATTATTTGATCGTTATCAGTCATATCGCACCAAATGTGAATCACGCACCAGATGAACCAAACCCAGCTGCTTGTCTATCACTCATAAACAGAGTTTCAACTCTAACTGGGTTTGTGTATCTGTAAAATACAACTTGAGCAATTCTGTGATTTAGCGATATTTTACTCTCTTGCGCTGATCCATTATACAGCAGAACTCTTATTTCGCCTTTGTATTTCGGTTCAATTATTCCGCCGACAGCGAAGATCGATTTCAGAGCAAGTCCAGATCTGCTTTCTATTTTTGGAAATATATTTTCTCCATGCACATTAATTCTCACGCCAGTCTTGACAGAAGAAACTGTGAATGGAGGCAGAACAATATCTTCTGCTGCATATAAATCATATCCAACATCTTCAGCATGAGCTTTTGACGGAAATGTTGTGCAACCGTCAAGTAGCTCAAAAGTAACTTGCTGCGTTGCTTCGCGTTTGTTAAAACGACGCTGAAAAAATAGCACAACATCACTTAAAAACATGCTAAGAATCCAATTCAGACTCGATCGCTTCGCGCACAGCAGCGTCTGAATCATCAAGTGTAGCTTGATTAATATCAAGATTAGAAATGATATACAGCTGATCCATTACATCATAAAGATGATTTGTAAATTCTGCATCAAGCATTAATTTTGGCAGATCAGATTTTTGATATTTTTTCTCAAAAATAACTTCTCCATTTTCCATTACAAGAAAAGTTCGCCACGATCTACCGTGATCATAAACGTACTGTCTGTTATTTTTACCGTTGATTGGACCGTGTTTTGCGATCGCATCAGCAATAACATTAAAAATCTGCTCTTGCTCAACTATTCCATGTCCAAACACAATATTAAATGATGTTTTTCTAAACGGTCTCGCAATTTTATTTTTAATGATAGTAGCAGTTACTTCAATACCAATTACTTCATCACCGACTTTAAGTGGTTTACCAGTTGACAGCTTTACTCTAACACTAGCATGAAATGGAATAGCAGCGCCGCCCGGTGTGAATTCTGGATTTCCAAATATTACACCAACTTTGCTCTTGATCTGATTTAAGCACAAGAACGTTACGTTATTTGACGCAATCAACCCAGTTATCTTGCGAAGAGCTTTCGCAATTGTGCGAGCTTGCAAGCCCATCTGCAACTTATCACAATCTCCATTTAGCTCTTCTTTTGGAGCAGTTGCTGCAACTGAATCCCAAACAACTAAGATCGGGACACCAGATTTCAAAGATGATGCGTTTAAGATAGCTGCTTCAGCAATCTTAAAAACATCTTCTGTGCAGTGAGTATCACAATACAAGAATCGCTTCTTGACATCGATACCCATCTCTGACAATTTTTCAAGTGGAACTGCATTTTCAGAATCAATATAGACAACAATACCACCAAGATCTTGAACAGTCTTAGCCATGTGAAATGCAATGTGCGATTTTCCACTAGAAGGCGGACCACTGATTTCAATGATGCGCCCCTCTGGCATTCCACCATTGCGTCTATTTGACACAATGTAATCTAACTGTCGAGAACCGGTGTGAATCCATCTCTTTATGTGCGTCGGAGATTCATCGCACGAAAGATTGTAAGCAATTCTTGTACCAAACTCTTTGTTGAGATGTTTGATTAGTGACTTAGAAACATCATCTGCTTCAGATAGATTCACACTATCTTGCTTCGTTTGTTTTGCCATTTAACACCCAACGCTCAGCGGCGATTCACATCGCCGCTGAGCGTTCATAATTGTTGAGCGCGATCTAACTAATTCGTGTTTTTAAACATGTTTTCAAGATCATCAAGCGTATCAGACGTAGTTTTCTTCTTCTTAGAAGAAGATGCGTCTTGTGATTCAGATTGCTTCTGCTTGCTGCTTTGCTCTTTTTGTTCTGATTCAGAGTTTCCGCGCTGAGTGCCTGAGCTGTCATCGACAGGAGCGCCAGCGTTGATCCACTCTTCAAGAACGCGCTTGCACTCATCATATGATTTTGGCTTATAAATTTCATTGATGTTGGGAAGCTTGCTCATAAGCTCAGCAAGCTCTTTTTTATTAGCAAGCGCTGGTGATGGTTTGCGCGCGGCATCGACTGCTGTGTCATTGTACTTTTTTCCAGCAGTTTTTGTGATTTTCACTTTTAGATCGTAACCATTATCAAGGTCAAGAAAATCACCAATTTCAGAATCAACAAAAAATCCAAGCAAGCGAGCGTGGATCTCTTTACCAACATTCCAAATCTTAACACCTTCTGATTCTTTACCTCGCACAATGATTGGAATGTACGCTCTGATTTTTGGCAGCAAGCGCTTTGCAATCACTTTATCATCGTCTTTCTTAGTTGCAAAGAGACGATCTCGCATCTCTTTGACTGGATCACGTTGATTAAACTGCGATGGCGCAATCAGTTTGTTATTTCCAAAATAATAGATTGCTCTCTCATGAAACGGCTGACCGGGTTGAGCATCTGGCCATGGAAGGCAGCGAATCTGATACTCTCCCAATTCAGGGAACCAGTAAGACATCTGATTGTTAGATTTTTGCTTATTTTCAGATAACGCTTTGAGCTTTTCTTTAATTGCATTAAGATCGATTGCCATGATTTTCTCTTTCTTTTGTTTATTTACGCTACCATGTTTTAATGGTGCGTGAAATTACTTCTCACTTGTTAGTGCGATACTATCACCACGTTTTTCTTGCAAAGTAGAGAAGTAATCAGCTGTTTGAATTACATTCACTAATTCAGGTTCTTTAAGACAATATGTTTTATTCTCTTGCAAAACCCAACCATCATTCAAATAAATAGCTAACCACTCAGGTTGCGTTAGTACAACATTATGTTTTGATAATACGTACAGACCGCGCAACGGTACTGACATATAAATTAATTTATCATTATGAGTGTAAATTTCACCAAGTTTATCTTGGCGCCATGCATCTGTTTGCTTGATATAATATGGCTGCTCTCCATCTCCAATCTTGCCAAGATCGTGAAACAAAGCAGCAATAATCATAGAATCACGATTGATGTCAATGTTCATTGCTTTACTGTATTTCACAGCATTTCGCAGCACGCGCAATGAATGGTCTACAAGACCACCGGGAAACGCATTGTGAAAATCTCGCTTAGCGCTCGCAGGCGATATAGCTAATTCATCACCAATAGCGTCTAACATCTTAAGTACAGGAGAGCGCCGATTGTCAGATATGCTTTGACACAGTTTCTGAAAAGAAACCCAATTAGAATAAATTTGTTCTTCAGTGAGCTCTGAAATCATTTAAGCACTTAACCTTGTTGCTTTATAATAAAGCTTTCCAACGCGATCAACAACAGTCGAAGATACAAAACCCTCTTCAAGAGCGTTGTAACAATCTTCTACAATAATTGCGTCATGAATAACACCAAGCGGAGAGAGGCGCAAAGATGAGCAGATCTGCTCAAATCCAAGAACTGCAGCATCAACAGCAGATGATTGTATGTAATCATTTATGATGTAACCATCATTTTCAATATCTTTTGTAGATATCATTCTGCCGTATATGTTTATGATTCGAGCTTTGTCTGGTGATGCAGCTCTGATGTGGCGCGCAAGATTTTTAAGATCAAACCATTCTGCAATCGATCTTGCATCAGCAGATCTGTTCATCTGATCGCCGTACAGAGACGAAACAACAGCTTTTTTCGCTGCATCTCGTGACGCAACTGACATAACATTCTCTGCTAACCACGCGTATAAATCACTGCCAGAAAATTTTGAACCCATAACATTCGCTACTATTGTGGGCTCCAAGGCTCTGAAATCTACGTAATAGATTGGTGCGTTGCTCTCACCAGAGATAAATTTTCGATCTTCTTTTGACAT